CTCTTCCACAACCGCCCCGGCGCCCTCGTCGTCACCGGCGGCGCATGCGACGTGGCCCGCGTCACTGGCCCGGTCCAGGCCCCGACGACGGACGAGGCCTACACCGGCCGCCGCGTCACGATCCGACTGGATCTCGTCAACACCTGAACCTGAACTGGAGATTGATATGGCCCTGTCGCGCACCAAGAGCATGCGCCTGCGCATCGTCATGTGGATCGGCACGAAGCTGTTCCGAGTGCCGATCCAGGTCCACCAGCGCTACTTCTGAACAACCTTCGGCATGATCGATTTGAGTGTGTAGGGCATCACGAATGGGCCTCTGGCGATGCAGGGCCTGTCGGTTACATCGATGACAAATAGCTTGTCTTTCGAGTCCAAAAGCTCGGACTTGAAATAGAGCCGGTGCTCAAAGTCATCCAAACTCTCGTCCGTCTCAACGAGAGCGAAAGACGTAGTTTCGTCCCACATTTCCCCCTTCAGCTTCAGCTGCTCCATCAGGCTATCGTAACGCTTGCTGTAGTCGCTATCGGACTTGAGCTCGAAGCTGACCGCATAAACCCCCACCACAACCTCCGGCTTTGATTTGAGAGGCGAGTATCTCGCCGAACAATGTGCCGCGAGTCCATCCCCTACGCGCCCAGGGCAGGCTGTGCGCGGCCTTTTCCATGCCTGCAAAGGAACTGAGCAATGGCAACTCTTGTCCAAGGCGCTGTAAAGGTCGAGATCGACACTTCGGCGACCGCAACGCCCGATTGGGAAGTGATCCCCGGCGTCACCACTGCCTCGTACACGGGCGGCACGCCGCGCGAGACCGACGCCACCGATTTCGACACGCCGGTTGGCGAGACAGAAACGCTGTACGGCGCCCGCACCAACCCGCCCCTGACCTTCCAGATGCACCTCCAGCCCGGTGACGCGACGCAGGAGCTGCTGTTCGCGGCCTACGCCTCGGCCGAGGACGTGAAGGTGCGCCTGAAGGGACTGACCAAGGCCACCGTCTTCGTCGGCCGCGTCGTCATCGGCGAGAGCCACAGCGTTGACGGCAAGATGATGTCGGACGTCTCGGTCATGCCGAAGGCGGCGCCGGTGCGCGGGGCTGCTGCCTGATGAGCGATGAGCGCCGTGGGGTCGTGGAGTTGCCGCTGGGCGACCGAACGATCCCCCTTCGCTTCACATGGCGAGCGATCGACCAACTCGGCCGCGTCGGGGTCATTGAGACGCTCGACGTGGCCGCGTCTGGCAAGCCGGGCGACATGGAGGCTCTGGCTCGCCTAATCGTCGTGGCGAGCGACGGCCAAGTCCGTGAGGAGGAGTTGCTCGACGGCTTCGGCCTTCCGGCCGCTGAAGCATACCTCGCCGTCCTGAAGGCGTGGGCCCTGGCATCTCGCCGGCCGTCCGGGGTTGAGCGTGCCGTAAACCCTCTGATCCGCCTCTGGACGTCGTTGAAGACGCTTTGGAGGCGGCTTTCTCGGTCGGTCTGACCGAAGATGAGTTCTGGGGCCAGACGCCCTACTTGACCCATCTCGCCATTCGGTCGCGGGGCCGCCGGGCCATTGAAATGGCGACGGCCCACGGATGGATGAGCGAGCGCTTTGCTCGGGAACCGCGCCTTTCGCGCCTGTCGTATTACCTGGAGGATCGGGAGGAGGAGGTCGCGGACGCCGGTGACGCACTGATCGCCAGCTTCGCGATGATGCATGGCCTTGGAGTTGATGAGGCCCACGACGCCGAATAGGGTTCGGCGAGCGGAGGGTGAGTCATGAAGCGATGGGCGGTGCTGGCGGCGGCGGGGGTCATCTCGGGGTGCGGACAGCCACTGACGGGCGACATCAAGGCTGATTACATCGAGTCTGTCGTCTCCGACGCTAAGCGGGAGGCTCTCAGGCGCGGGAAGCGTGACGCCCTGGATAAGTTCTCTGTGAGGGTCGAAACTTCAGACAAGTTCGGCAACGAGGGCGATGCTCCCGCTCTGTCGTTCTCATGGGCGCAAGCTGACCTCGATAAGGTGAACTGGAAGGGGATCGCCGATTACCAAGTCCTGGATTTGGCATCGGTCAGAATCGACCATCCAAATGGTGTGATCGCCCTACACGACTGGTGTGGCCCCGATGGAAGGGTGCTGACGCCTCGCCTATGCGGTGTCGAACGGGCGCGCGCGGAGAATGAGTGGGTCGCTCGGGGCAATTGATGGCCCGGCACCCCACGTGTGTCGCCGAAATCGGAACAAGGGACGACACCTGTCCCTACTGCGGCGTTCCCGTTGGAAGGGCCCCGCGTCGGGCTTCCGTCTGCGCCGCGTGCCGACAGAAGTATCGGGTTCGAAACAGAAAGCGCGAGGATGGACGGCGCCTCCTGACAGAGATGGAGGCGTTGTTCCTAGACGTTTTCTGGAGCGGCGATTTGGTGCCTCAAACACCGGGAACACTCTGGGCCGACTGGGAGGCGCAAGCGACCGGCGAGGTGAACGGCCTCTGGTCGGAAATGTCGGCGCAGTTCGGCAAGTCAGCAGGAGTTGGAGATATTCTCTGGCGCATCTACGGAACGAGAGCTGTTCGCCGAGATCCTGATGCGCATGTCGGCTACGCTCGTTTTCGTATGGGGCAAGTCGCGGCCATTGAGGGGCGGTACGACTTAGCAACTCGAATGCTCCTTGAGGCCCTCTACTGCAATGTCGTAGATGGCTTTCTGGCCAACCAGACGCTCCAGGAGATGGGCTTAAAACCCGTGATGGAGATTGGCCGATGGCTGGACGGCAAGGTTGCATTCCCGTCGTCTTGGATTGGGTACCTGTTGGAGACCTTGCCGCACCTTGATCTCGCTAAACTCGACCTCAGGGCGCGATACGATGAAGCCACGGCCCACTGGAATGGCCATCCAGACGCCTTTCCTCCTGCGGAGGCGTGGCGTTTCATCCACTGGGAGGTGCAGAAACTCTCGTTCTAGGTGCCAGACAGCCCGCTAATCCTCCTCTGAAGGGGGAGGGCGATCCTCACGGGTCGCCCTTTTCACAACGTCCGATTTTAGTGTGAGTGGGAAGGACTGCTATCGACCCGTTGCGGACATTAGTCGTACGGATCGGCTCCGTAACGTTCTTCGCCTTCACGCCGCAGGTCGTTCAGGGTCTGTCCGTCAGCAGGACTGATATACGGACGCGCAGGAACAGCATCGGCGAGGCATCGTTGAAGGGGCTCGTCCGCGTTACGTTGCACGATGTTGTAGGTGCCCAGCGAGTTCCGCCTCAACCACCAGCGTCGTCCGTTACGAGGCTGGCTGAAATACGTGT